TCCAGATGCTACCGACCATCACTGACCCAGAGACTTTCCAGCCTCGTAAGGGTCTAATCACCCGCTACGGCTCGGTCGAGATCAACCCTGCTTCACGCTACTATAGAATCATAAGGATTATTGGCGCAGACAGCAGCTACCTCACCACGCCATTCAAGAAGGCTGACAGAGGTTTGAACACTGGTCTAGCTTACTAAACTAAGTAACTAAAGACTTTTAGAAAGGCGGCGAGGTAAAACTCTCCGCCTTTCTTCTTTACATGATCTAAATACTTACAGCATGGCAGACACCGCAGTAAAGCCTAGAATCTCTTGGGGTCCACTTGTTTCGGAGCAATCAGGAACCTCTAGAAGATCAGATACCTTCAAGCCAGAAGGTTTAATTGATTACACAACTCTAAATCGGAAGTATTTTGCTAACGATATAGAGTTCAATCAGTTCTATCGTAGCATTAAGGACTTCTGTATGGCAAGGCTAGGATATCCAGTAATTCGTGTGGAGTTAGAGGACTTCCAAATCATGACTGCTATTGACGAATCAATCAGTAAACTTGATTTCCATGCTCCCGATTGGTGTACTTCTGTTATTGGATTTGATACCTCTGCAAACTGCAACCTTTACGAACTTCCAGAGTACATTATGAACAATGTTAGGTATGTTGCCTATAAGAAGGATCTTCTATCCGTACCCTTTGCTAACGGTTCCTTAGAATCTGATATGTTCATTAGGTATTTCCAAGACAATTTTATATTTTCCGACTTTAGTATGAGTGAGTTTTACATTTTGCAGATGTGGCTAAAGCAAACCAGAAAAATTCTCGGACGGGAAGGTAGTTTTAAGATTATGAATGGCAAGTATATCTGGGTTTCACCTACCCCTACTGCAAACGATAATCAAACCGTTATTGTAGAATACAAAAGTCTCAACACTAATACTCTGCACCATGCATTCATCAACTGGCTACAAAGATACTCTCTTTGTGTATGCAAAGAGATTCTAGGTCAAATTCGCAGCAAGTATGATGTTCTGCCTTCACCTGATGGTGGAGCTAGACTAAACGGTGCTGCCCTCATCCAAGAATCCCAGAAGGAAAAAGAAGATCTCATCCGAGAGCTTGTAGAGGAGATCGAGGAACCGCCTCTTTGGAGTACCTATTAATTCATGCCACGGTGGAATAACTAATGGTATTAGTCTCAGCAAACTACCCTGACCCCTACTATAATGGAGTAGATGGAAGTAGGTATTCGTACGGAAGGTCAAGACCTACGGATAGAATCAAAAAACAAATTTTTGAAGCTACTACTGACAATCCATATCGCTCCCAACATTATCTTAGATCTGTTATAAAAAGCTCCCTCGATAAGCTGAAGACTTGCAATATTACTTTATCTGACGGCTCGCATGAAAGTGTAGAGGTAATATACGCACGACCAGACAGAGCGGTTGCGAAGATGAAGAAGAGCAGAAATCTAAAGCTGCCAATGATGTCTTTTGATATCATTAATATTCAACCTTCGGAGACTAGACAAAGACCTAATTTTAATCTGGAATACTGGACGATAAAAAGTATAAAAACTGGTAGGTATTCAAGAGTTGCTGCCCTTGCTCCGAAAGCTGTTGACCTAGAAGCGAAAGTTCATCTTTGGGCAAAGAATAATAGCGACCTTTACCAAATGCTAGAGTACATTACGGCGCAGTTCAATCCTCATATGAGGGTCTCTACTGATCTAAATGTTTACACTCATGCGTTTATAGAAAGTATTTCCGATATAGGGCAAGTTGATTTAGGGGATAGGGAGGATAAGGTTTTAAGAAAGACGGTCAACCTAAACATTGAAGGGTACATACCTTCCCAGAAGTATACTATCCAAAGCAACGGGGAGATTGAGCAGTTTTATTATCGTATTGTGTTTATTGAGGATGCTTCCGTAGAGACTTTACTAAAGGATGGTCTTATTGATACTGCGGACGAGGCAGACACACTTTGTAGGTTGGTTGGTCCAGGAGGGGCATACTTAGTTGGTCCTGGAGGTGCTTTCTTATTAGGTACTTGCTAACCAAATCAGATAAGAGACAGAAATCTTCTGGTTTTTGGACTGGTGAAAGCCTAAATAATAAAGAAATGAAGACTGTAACTATACAGAACTGCTCAAGACAAGGTTTGGAGATAATCCTAAAGTCCTCAGGAGAGTTTTCCCATAAGTGGCTCTCCCCAAAGGAGCGCATTATAGTCCCAGAAAATGCCCTAACAGATACTTTGCTTGAACTTAAGCACCGCCGCCTAGTAGAAATCTTTTAATTATGCCAAACTTCACCTCACCAGGAGTCTACACCTTTGAGAACGATACCTCGTTTTACAGCCCGTCTATTAACCCAACAGTTGTAGGTATTGCTGGCTTTGCTTCCCGTGGACCTTTAAATGACGCGACTTTAATTACTTCCCCCGCGCAACTACTAAGAGCTTTTGGCAACCCGGATCAAGTTACAGGAGGCCAAGGAATTCAAGGTGCGCTAGAAATTTTGGAACAGAGCAACCAGCTATACTATGTTCGTGTAGCAACCGATCAAGCAGCCGAAGCCAGAGAAGATCTTCCACTAGGCACGACTCCTGCTGCCGTTATCTCTATTCCAAAGCTAGACAAAGACACTGCTTTTAGGGTTGACTTTAATGTGACGGATTATCAAGGCAATACTATTGGTCAAAATCCAACTCCCGTCTATTTCTACCGAGAAAGACCAGGGGTGACTGGTGCTATTCCCGCTGCAAACTTTACCGACACAAGCCTTTCCGCTCAAGCGTGGGGAGATATTATTACTAAAGGAGTTGCTGACGCATACGGCGGCGTAGATGGAGGCTTAGGTACATTCCGAGACGGCGTATCAGGCTGGGTTATGGGCAGGGATGCTGGTCACTTAGCCAAACTTCAAGTTGTTAAGTCTTATATTTCATCTGCAACAACCGCTGGTGATGCTCTAGATTTTGACGGAGCGTCTGTATCCGCAACTCCTTGGAACATTGGTGACTTTGAATGGACTCAACTTCTAGACAACGCTGCCCTTAGCGCAAATAACTTTATTGCGACCTTCTCAGGAGGCTCAATAGATGTTTCCTCTGCTAACACTGTAGCAGGAGTCGCTCCCGTAACCCCACTATCTTTTGGTGATACTACTGGTTCAAGTATTCTTACTGCTTCTGGTACTTCAAGAGCCGTAACTTTTGTTCCATCTGGCAGCTTGGGAGCTTACCGTGTGAACTCCCAATATACTGGCAAGGGGTATAACTATGCTACTACCACCAATGATGTGGGAGTTCCAGTTAAACAAGGTGTACGAGTCCTCGTAAGGGGAGGCAATGAAGGTAGGAACTATCTTACTGTGGAAAGCGACGGCGCACTTAGGGAAGAGTTCCTTACTAGATTTTATGAAGCATCTACCGCTGGCGAGTCACTTTGGCCTGAAGATGTAATTAACCTTGGCACAGACAATGTGACTTCTCAGTACATCAAGGCATCCTTCAAAATTGTCAGCGGTGCTGCTTCTGAGTCCTGGGACGGTAACCTCTCAGCCTTGGTTTCGACCCCCGCTATTGCAACTACCCCACCAACAGCTTGGTCTCAAGTTCAATCTACCGACACCAACTACATAAACTACAACGCTGCGGTTACCACCCCCGGAGCTTCCAGAACCTACAAGTTTATCAAGCTCGTAGGCGGAGACTATTCTCTAGCCTATGGTAAGAATGGCGATGCTTCTGATTTTGCTGGGGATTTGACAGGAGACGATATCAAGACAGCGTTTATTGGTAACTCTGGTTCCAAAACTGGATTCTACGCTTTCGACCTAGAAAATATCCCTGTAACACTAGTTGGTTGCCCAGGCATTACTACGGAGGCTATTCAAAACTCCTTGGTAACCCTAGCCGAGTCTACCCAAAAGTTCCTATCTGTACTAGCACCGCCTCTAGGCTTTAGCACAGCACAGCAAGCGATTGAGTGGTCCAACGGTAACGCTACTGGTCGTAGCTCGTCACTAAACAGTAGTTACGCAGCAATATACTGGCCTTGGGTAAAAGTCTTCAACGCATTCACTGGAAGTGATGAGTTTTACGATCCAGCTATCTTCGCTATTCGCCAAATGTGTCTAACTGATCGTGTTGCAGAATCGTGGTTCGCACCCGCTGGTCTTCTTCGTGGTCGCCTCACTAAGCCTACCGATGTTGAGGTAAAACTTAGCCAAGGTGATCGTGACGCACTATATGGTGGCGGAAATGTAGTCAACCCAATCGTTAAGTTCAACACGGACGGCATTGCAATCTACGGTCAACGCACTACTCAACGAGCAGCTTCTGCACTAGATCGTATTAATGTACGCCGCCTGATGATTTATCTCCGAAGGCTCGTACTAGAAGGCACTCGTCCGTTTGTGTTTGAGCCAAATGATCCTATCCTTTGGGAGCAAGTTAGGGAGACGCTTAACCCTGCATTGGCAGACATCCAAGCCCGTCGAGGCATTACCTCCTACAAGGTAATCTGTGACGAATCTACTAACACCCCCCTCCGCATTGACCGCAATGAACTTTGGTGTACCGTTCAAATCAAACCAACAAAGGCTGCTGAAGTTTTGGTTTTTGAGCTGAATGTGACAAACCAACAAGCAACAGTATAAACACTATATAAAGTAAGATGGCAGATGGCAGTTACTATGTTGAACGCGCAGTAGACCTTACCACGGGGGGTCACACGCTAAGTCACGAACTGGATTCGTTCCGTTCGTATAGCTGGGAAATTCACATTCCCAAGTTCCCTGGTCTATTTTCAAATGTTCCTGGTCTGGATAATCAAGAAAGGCTCACTCTAGCTTGCAAGCAAGTCACTCAACCCGGATTTACTGTTGAGGATATTGAAGTTCATCGTGTCAACGAAAAGTTCTTCTACCCCGGCAAACCAAACCCAGAAGAGATTACCTTGACCTTTGATAATCTAATCAAAGGAGATGTCGCTAAAGCTCTCTTTACTTGGATGAGAACCGTATATGATCCAGTTTATGGTGTTCATTATGGTGGTCTTGGTGGCTCGATCTCTCCTGATGGAGCGCAGCTAAATGATACAGTAACCTTTAAGCGTCCTGTAACTATCTACCAACTAGACGCACACCGTAACCCTCGTTCACATATCATTCTCTATGGTGCATACCCCAAGGGTTACAAGCTAGGTGAATTCAACTATGAGGCAAACACTTTCCACACTATCGAAATGACTTTGCGCTACGACTTCCTCGTACACTACTCTGACGAAGAGGATCTCGTCCCAGCAGAGCTAGATCCGACTCTAGTAGCCTAAATATTCTAGCTTAACTAAATATAAAATATTATCAAAAGTCCAGTCTAAATACCTTTAGATTGGGCTTTTATCTATTATGGACTTAACTCAGATAATTCTAGAGGCGTATGCCTCCCTGACAGAAGGGGGTGCGCGATCCTTCAATAGCAAAGCCAAATTCTTCAAGGATGTTGAGACTGGGGCTTGGTATAACATGGTTTCATACGAACAGGTCAAGAAACAGCCTAACCCAGACGCTATTCATAGCCTCGACCCGCAAGGTCATTTAGGCAAACCACAAAGAATCCCAAGTGGAGTTGTGTATATGGCGGGTAAAAATAGCAAGGAGGCGAAGAACAACCCAGGGAAGTATGTTTGGGACATGATTGGAGGAGAGGGTCCGTACACCGCTCTGTACGACCACTTCTTGCAAAAATCAAGAGAAGGAGCCGAAAGTGGAGAGAAAAGAGAAGACGGCTCAGAAGCATTTCCAGAGATTGATCTTACTAACGAACCTCTCGACTCAGAGGCTACTGCTGAGTATCAAAAGTCGCTACGAGACACGGAAGCGAAAATCCAAATACAGAAATTAGATGCTCGTCTAGGACGCACCCTAGTGGACTCTGAGAAGCGTATGGTGAAAAACTTATATGGAGTCTCCTATAAGAATGATCGCCTCTACAGGGGCATCTGGAACCGATGGCAGGAACGCACAGGGTCCGAAGCTGCAACCTCGCAAGACGCACTTGATTTTGCCGAAGAAGTTGTGACAGCTTATGGGGATTTGTTAAAGCTCAGTCAAGAAATCCTACACGGCACAAAGAAGTCCAAAGATCTCACTTCCTCCGACAAAGAACTTCTACTGGCGTTTACTTTCAGAAAAGGGGAACTTTATTACAGAGGCAGAACTCCAGATAGCTTTGCAGGGGAGGTTGCTGGTGAGCTTATTGCAGATGACTCTACCTCACGACAGGCAAGGTTTGGTCTGAGAATCTCCACCGAGTCTAACACGGCACTAGAAGGTCTTGATCATCTAAGGAACCTTAAAGACGAGGAAGGGAACTACCTTCTTCCCAAATCCTCAGATGAGTCTATGGCAAAGGCTAAAGACTCCGCATTCCGCGCACAATCTGGTCTCGTGTTTGAGCATACCCTAGAGTTTCTCAACACCCTACAAACTAAGGGAATAAGTGCTGCTCCTAAGGCTCTAGAGAAATTAATCAAGGCAGTTCCAAAGTTACAAGATATGGCTGTTGCGGCTGAGGAAAACCGCGCTGTCCCCCTAGAGTTTGCTGATGCCTACACGGTAGGTATTTTGGAAGTGGTGAAGGACGCAGCTTTAAAGTTCCATACCGAAGATCCGACTGCCGCACAAACCATCGCAACTTTTGTCGGCCAGTTTATTTCACGGTCCAAAACTCTAATGGACATAATGCCAAAAGGGTTAGACGCAAAACAATCTGGAACTCAAGGTGCTGGGTTTCAAGATGATGGGGAGATTCGTAACTCTGATATGACTATCAAGGAAAGTAAACATTCATCCGAGTTTGCAGAAACCCTAGATTCCAGGGGCGTGAAAGGGGTCCGTAGCGACCAACCTATAGAGGTCTCCTTTAAGTATTTTCATTCCCCTGGCGGGTCCGTTGACTTGGGGATGAGAGACGCTCTCCCGATGGTGGCTAGACCAGAGAAAATTGTCAAAGCGCAAGGAACCCAAGCCTCTCGTTTAGGAACTTTGGCTGGCGACCCAGAACTAGCTTCTAAAACTGAGGAGGTTTTGGAAAAAGAGTCGGTCGCAACAAAGGATTTCCTAAGGTCTATTAAAAATACTAACATGAATACAATAAAGGCTTCCTTAAGGGATAAGGCAAGGTCCGCTAACTATGACAAGAGCAAGGTTATTGATAATATGACCAAGGCAATGAAAACTTATAAAAATTCAAAGAACCCTAAAAAAATAGCGGAAGCAGAGAGCAAATTAATTGCTTTGTATTCCAATCTATATAGAAATAGCCTACCCGCTACGGAGAGAAATATGCTATATGCTAACCATTTTATGACGAATGGAATGTCCACCAGTGAAAACCAAATTATTGTCGCATCCTTTCCTGATGAGCAGAACTATGTTATGCATGAAGACACCCTTATGGAATCTGTTGCTCTAAGGATTCTCCAAGGCGATCTTAGAATAGAAACTAAGCAAGACGGGGCTACTTTTTACGATGGTAAAAAAGCAGTAGCTGGAGTAGGAACGCGATTCAAAGATGGAAGGGCAAAGAGTGGTGCTACCATTAACAAACAATACTTTCAAGCCCACACCTCTAAGATCTAAAGAAGTAGGTATCATCTAAACCTAGGAAGTCCTTTAGATTGTAGACATAGTATTTCTTGTTTATAACCATCTCATCATTGATGGGGTAAGGCTTCTCTACGATTACAAGTTCCATGCGAGTATTTTTCTTATAGATTACCATTAGATCTCGATCTGCCGCTCTGGAATCTCTTTCTGCTTGTTTTATGAACGCCCAAAAATCACTTTTTCTCCTAAAAGGATCATCCAACTCCAGCTTGTATCCGTTCTTACATTCTATAATAAAAGCAAAATTTTGTGGTGTAATTAAATCCCCATGTACTTTAATATGCTGAGGGAGCTTATGTGTGGTTGCGAATGCGCCTGAACCTGGGCTTCGCATGAACTCTTCGGTGTTGAATCTACCGTTTAGTCTCTTAGCGATCCCGCGCTCAAAGGTATTGCCTTTTCTTCGGCTGTTCACTTTGCGCTTCTTTTTGGCAAACTCACCAACTTCCAAAAGGTCTGCCTCTTTTTTATTAGCCATAAAGTATTATAGCTAATACCTACTAATTAAAAACCATATTTTACCTAAATAATGGAATCAATCACTTTTTCCGCTGACCCTGAATCATTCGGCAAAATAAAAACAAGAGTTGAAGGACGAAAAATGAAACTTTACATCAAACTAAACCAACAAGAGACCGAAGGCTGGAACAACATTAAGCAAGCCTTCACTGACGGTAACATGAGTGATGATCAACTAGCGCGTATTTTCCTTTTTCGTGGTATTCAAGGGATGAACGATGACCTCAACGCTCGTATCAACAGCATGACCGACGAAGAACGGGAAGCCGCTTTAGCTGAGTTCAACGAAGAGACGGCAACCGAAGAGACGGCAACCGAAGAGACGGCAACCGAAGAGACGGCAACCGAAGAGACGGCAACCGATGGAACTACTAAGTAGAATTCACTTTGTATCGGACGATAAGGAGTTAAACGACATCCTTCGATCCCGCAAAAGTGCTAACTTTTCTGTACTATATGTTTCCTTATGGGATCAATGGAGCGAAAAGATCGTACAAGCTGCTCTTGACGGAGAAGCCGCTCTGAAAACCGCCTTGTATATCGTGGATAGCTGGGATATACCTCAGTCCTTCGCTACCTTCAACATCACCTCTGCTCCCGCCCTAGTACATTTTAGAAAGGGCGAAGTGTTGGTGGATGTGGAGTACCCTAAAGTATACGAGTTTTTTCAACCCTTACTAGACTAGAACCTCTAATCGCTATCCAGAAAACTTCTGATTTTTTGATCTTTGAATTCTTGCAGCTTCTCACTATATTTTTTATTTTTAGTATACATCAGTCGAAGGTTGTTGAGGATTACAGTGGTGAAATAGTTGAAAGCTGATCCTTTTTCTGGAGTAAAGTTCTTTAATACTTTTAGCGTAAGTAAAAAACATTCTTGCTTCGCGTCATCATGATCTACTTTGAACTTGAAACTGCTTATTATGTTAGAAATTAAAAGATCTAACTGCTCAACTAAGGAATCAATATT